CACAAGCCTGTTGCTTGATTTACAGATGAAAGCTTGTAGTGATTTTTCACGTCGAAGGCAGCCCCAGCCCCATGGACCAGTTGGGGGAGTCCACAAACCATTAGGATTTGTGTAACCCTTAAAAGCAATGGCATCGGCAACTTTAACTTGTTGTCGTGCCGTCATGCCTCTAGCCGAAGCGTGGTTACTCCAATGCTGAAAAGTGCGTCGGTACACTCCGAACATCCCAGTGTAGGAACGCGTTGAATGATTGAGATTGTTGCCAGTTTCACAACGTGCCAAACCCAAGTAATAATTATCAACAATCACACCACCGTAGATGGCGTGAGGGTCAACAGCTGCACTTGCGTTAGCCGGAACGGATAAAACAGTGATAAGCGTTATTGCCATGAGTTTCTTAATCAACTCTCTCAACTTCTGTAGGCGGTCCCCATGAGTGCCAAGACTCTGCACGTTGGCAGACTTGGGTGTACACAATCAGACCTGTGGTGAGATCAGTAAAGACCTGCACCATGGTTTTCTTATCCTTAGACCTTAGAGCCACATAACCCCATGTAGGTATCATGGGCGGTTGGCCATCATTTTGAGGTAAAGCCAGCAAAAGACCCACCCCATGATGAAACTTTCTATGAATTGGGTGTCGGTCATGCCCAGCCCCTAACGATATCCATGCCTTGCTGGGTGATAGCGCACACAATCGCCTGAGAGCCACTTGAGACCGTCCTACGGATGCCTAAGTCCTCAATAAGTCCCAAAGTGCGCAAGTCTGAGCAACGCTTCCAGTAGCCCCTGATTTCGTGGCCAGCCAATGCAGCCCTCATTCCTGCTTCTTCATCGGTCAACCCAAGAGTCGCGTAAAAGTACTGCTCGAGCAGCTGCGCTCTATGGGTGCCAACTTTGATGGTGTTCACTTGGCGTGAAGTTTCAGGGTCTGTAGCCCTGAATAGTGGTAGTTCGGTGTAGGTCATGTTTCCTTTGACTTTCTGCTATTTGAGTAGCGGTCGTTACTTTACACAATTTGCGAAGTCGGTGGTGGATTTCCGCCAATGGAAACAAACGTACTTTCCACCACCTAGCCCCAGCACCGCTCAAACAGTGGCTGGGAGTCCTTATCAGGCTGGTTTCAACCTTCGAAACTCAGCCTCAAAAGCATCTGGGTCTTGTTTTTCCAGTTCCAAATGTATCCACATACCGCCAACACCAGCTGATTCTTCACGGGTCTTGTACTTGATCACGCCAGCCATGCCTTCACCGCGTGATGATCTATATCCAGCGCCGAACTTTGTGCCAGGCATTTTGTAAAAATGAACTTCGGATACTTGAAGCGCCAGCGAGTTTGTAACAAAGAAAGTCCATATGGCTTCTAAGACTTTGATATCACTATGGCCTAAGTCCATTGCATACCCGGTGGCATGCGTTGAAAGGTCTGGTTTGTCGCGCATTGGGCGATTGGCATATGTGCCGAGGTTGGTGATTTTGTAGCGTTTTGTGCATAGGTCCACGCATCGGGCCGTAATCGGTTGCTCTACTTTGCCGTCCCACGATGGGTAGTACGGATAACGCCTATTCGCCATCGGTTGGCTTCTTTTCTTCTGGATGGGCTTTCAGACCGTTGGCAGCTAGTAATCCACCGAGGGCACCACCAAGCGTAAGTGTTAATGGGGAAAGGATTTTCCAAGCTTCGGTGTCGTTAGGTGAAACGTCAAGAGGTTGAGTCACAAATAAAAGCCCATAAAGCAGCACAAAAATGGTTCCTGCGAAACTGAGCGAAAGTGTTATGCCGACCATAAGGATTAGTCGGGCTTTAATTTGGTCGCCTGTTAGGCGTGGTCTCATTTTCACTTACACCTTCCTCCACCGGGTATTGCTATTGATGCTGTGGCTGTTGCTGCTTTGTTTTTAGTTCGAATGCAGGTTGTTCTTGTGCGGTCTGCACATGCCGTTAATGAAGTTAAAAACACCAATAAAATAAGGCTAGATTTCACGAAATATCACTTGTGGTTCGTCAGCCAATAAGGCTATTTCTTCGGTTGTTAGATCACGAACAATAATTTCGCCTGTTTCAACGTCGTGAAATACGCCAAAAGGTTTGGTTGGTTCTGGGTTGCTCATGTGTTATGCCTTTCGATATCCGTAAATTGTGATAGTTCCTGCGCCAAATGTTTGACCGCCAGCCATTGAAATGTAAAACCCTGTGTTGCTCGTTCCGTTGGTACTCCAATAAGCGGAAGTGCCACCGTAAGAAGCTGCGCCATCATAAGAAGACCATTGAATTGTGGCTGTTTTTCCTATTGAAGCAAAAGCATTGTAATTATCTAGACTTACAACCATGTTTGCGCTTCCAGTCAAACCCAAAATTAAAGCACTTGAAGTAGCAGTGTTGAAAGTGTTAACCGTTCCACTAGTTGCCAATTGATACATGCTTGAGGTGTAATTTCCGCTTGTGGTGCCGTTCGGGTACATGCTGAAAGTTAAACCACCGGTAGCACTGGAACTGGTTTGAATAAGAACTTTGTAACGGTCATAGGTACTGGTGTAACAACCCGAAACAGTTACTGTTGAAGCACCAGCGGTAATTGTTGTGGTGCTGATGTAAACCAGCCCACCATTATTCAGGTAGGTGTTGGTGTCGGAAGCTGTAAGTACTTCACCTGTTGTAAATGTTTTAACGGCCATGGTCAATATCCTAACTTGTTGTAATCGAGTCGCCCGAACACTGCATCATTCAAAATGAGGTACGCGTTTAGGTCTGCTGGGGAGAAATAGAACGTGTACCGGGCAGCGTCTGGGGTTGCCGATAATGCCACACCTTCAATAACGCCATAGGTTGTTGTGCCACGAAAAGTGATAGCCACACGAGTAGAAATAGAAGCCCAAAACATAGCCGCAATCGTTCCCATATTGTCTAATTGCATGGAGTTTTGAGCGTTAGCGAAACAAGAGACCGAAGAAATAGCTGAAACTGGTGTTTTATAGGTGTTTAACAAATAGTTGGCATAGTCAAGAGCTTGACCAGATGTGTTATTGAAAGTAGCTAGTGCGTAGTTTCGGTATGGCGCTAATCCTGACGAAACCACTTGAGCGGTACCGCCGTCTGGGGTCACTGTTACTTGGGTGTAGTAGTTGTATCCAAGGCTTTCAAAAGTAATTTTGTCGTAGACCTGATTTGTAGCGTTATTGGTTGTATCTGAAAAGTTAATGCTGGAAGGATTTATGTAGTATTTGCCCGTCCAATAGATGTTTTTTCCATAATCAAATAAACGGCCGTTAATGCTTGCGTTTGTTTTGTTCAGCCAATCGCCCCAAGAACCAGAAACAGTGCTGCCTTGCATTACAACGTTTTCAAGGTATCTGTACATCGACCCACCATTAGCGGCTGAAGCTGCGCTTGCTTGAATGTCTACATAATCGGAAGCCATAACATAGTTGTTGCCGTTTGAACGAGCGTAAACCGCTAACGCGCCTTCAAGATGAAGGGTCAAATAGTCGCCGTTGCCGACACCGCCCACATACGGAATGTCGTATGCCACCTCAACATCGTTGATTTTGCCTGTCCATTGGATGCGGTTTGTTGTGGTGTTTTTAATACGAATGTATGTGCCAGACACCATTGCGCTAATTGGGGATGCGAAACCTGTTGGGTAGCGGATGACGACAGTGCCGGAGCCTGCCACGGGGTTATCTGTTAAGTGTTCGCGCCCCAGTTTGATATTGATTGAAACAACATTTGACAATGCCGTGTAGGTCACATCGTCTGTGGAGTAGGCAACCTCAAAAACTTGTACAGCCATTAGTAGATGTTTGCCGTTCTCATCGGGATAGACCCGTTTTGGCGCATGTAACGCCTCAAGGCATCAACCACTGCGTTAGGGTCGCCGCCGTTCACATTGATTGTGACGTTGTTGCCACCCATGCCACCGCCCTTACCTAAAGGGATGACAGCCTCAGGGCCAGCCTCGCCAATCATTGCCAAAGTAGGGCCTTTGGTAACGATGCCACCGTTAGCCATCAACGGAATGTTAGGGATATCAAAACCAGCGCCACCAATACCAGGAACCCAAGATGGGACATGAAAAGACAACTTGCCAAAAGTGTTATTCCATACCACAGCAATAGCGTTGAAAATGGTTTTAGCAACACTTAGAAGGGCTTGAAATGCTGGGATAGTGACGTTGTTAATCCACCACTTGATGCCACCAAAAACAGCATCAACAATGTCTCGGAATGGTTCAAACTTTTTGTAAGCCGCTACAAGTAAAGCGCCCAGACCGACCACAGCAATAGCAATAAGGCTGAACGGGTTCAACGCCATAGCAATGTTCGTTAGCACAATGGCAGCTGCGATAGCGCCAATAGCGCCAGCGATGATCATCAAAGGCCCGGGGTTGTCTTGTGCCCATTGTGCGAACGATTGAAGGACTGGCATTAGTTTTTCCATGATCGGAAGCAGAGCCGCGCCAATGCCTTCCTTGGCTTCACCAATAGCCGTGGATAGTTTTTTCATTCCTCCAGCTGCGGTGTTGCCAGCGATCTCGGCTTGACCCATAAAAGTGCCTGAAAGGGCAGCCATCATCTCATCAGCCGATGCGCCTTCTTTAGCCATTGCCTTAAGTTCTGGGGACAATTTTGCTAGTGCAGCAGTGTTACCGCCTGCAGCTTTCGCAAGTGCCTCTGTGACCGTCCCAAGGTCTTTTCCAGTGCCCGTAGCAACATCCATAGCGATATTGGCAAGGTCTTGGGCTTTTTTAACGTCATGGGTTTGAGAAACCAATCGACCCAGCACCGGGCGCAATTCGTCATCGGTAATACCGATCAGACGACCCTGACGGGATATCCAGTTTTCATTGGCTTTAATTTGTGCATCAGTAGCGCCAGTGGTGTTTTTTAATGTTTGAGCAAGAATGGCTTGGGCTTGTTGATCTTCCATAGCGCCCTTAGCGGCATCAAACAAAACGGCACCCATAGCAGCCAATGCAGCAGTTGCCGGCACCGCTGCCTTCTTTAACGCAAACTGGGCTTTCTGTCCTGACGTCTCAAGTTGTGAAAATTGTTTCTTGGCTTTTTCAATGCCTGAACCGTCAAACTCGGAAAGAATGTTAAGAACAATGCTCATTAGATACGACCCTGATTTCCTGTCAATTCCATGACGCGATTAACAAGCTCTTTGACTTGGCTTTCAATTTCAGCACTGGCTGATTCATACGCTTTGTAAATAATGCGTGAAGGGCCGCCATATTGGCGTGTCAGTTGCTCACCCAAGGTGCCAGCTCGAGCCATGTCAAAAATTGTGGCTTGAGGCCCAGCCCATCGAACACCGAAAACACCCAGATTCTGTTTAGAACCCGACGCTGTTTCGTAGACCTTTTTGCTGTTCGTAAATGCCTTAATGTTTTTTTTCACCCGGTCAGCTTGCCAAGACATAAGATCAGCACCCGACTTTGATTTCCACGGGCGAGCCATACCAGACAAAGGTGCAGCAGTAGGCAATGCAGACTGGGCTTTAGCCACGACAGGCTGGACAATGGTTTTGAAGTCTTTAGTGATTTGACGGCGTAGAGACTTATCAATTTTGTTGAGTTCAGCAAGGGCATTTTTCAAGCCTGTAACTTCCATGCTTGTATCTACTGTCATTGCTTACGACTTTCATTGATTAATTTGATGACTGTCGAGAGGTCTTGTACGTCAAACTCTACTTCCTGTGGCCACCATCCTGTGGCAACCAGTACGCCTGCTAAAGCGTGTCGGTAAGTAGAGGTTGGATAGGGTTTTCGGGTTCCTCCGAAACAACTTCCACAGTTTCAAGCTTCTTAATGAAGTCATCAAACACCACAGGGACAACAACGCCAGCAAGTTTTGATGCTTCATAAGCCCAAAAGGCCATGTCTTCAATGCCAATACCGGCACTCATCTCTGACGCGTGGCGTTTGTATTTGCGTTCCCATTGGGTGATCACCCATAGGTTGGTTGTCACTTCGTACGGGCCTTCGCCCGTGTCTACCTTGAGTTTGACTTTCATGTCGGGTTTCCTTTGTTATTTAGGCTGTTGCAGCGGAGTAAACTCCACCCTTCACCGTTATTGAGATTGTGGCTAATTCACCAATTTTGTAGACAGGGTCAAT